GACCTTTTATCAACTGCTCTCATTTGGAGATATCCAATGAATGATAACCTTTTGGGTTTCAAAACTTGTCTTTCGAGTGATCTTGACGATCTCATATCTAATTGCGTCGAGCCTTCCCAGGCTTATGCTCTTAGGTATTTTAAGGCTCGCTTCCGGAAACGCCTTCTATCCCAGAAAGATAGCTTGGCGCTCCGCGAATCAAACCTTTTGAGTTTCGTCAATCGCAACAGCTCGTTAAGATCTATCGATCTTAGTTCGGATATCATTTCTGAGGCTAGGGAGTTCATAGAGCATGCTCTGTGGACTTACTTTTCCTCGATTTCCGACGAGCACATCCAGTGTAGTTTCGATATGGAGCACGTCCTTTCCTTCTGGAGACACGGCCCTGGCGCCAGTAATGGCGTCAAGGGTACGCATTCCGCTGAAAAGTTCGACTCCATGTCTGTCACTGCCGGATGTAGACAGCTGCTGCTCAGCGCTTTATCTTCTAGGCCTGAACTTCACGAGATTTTCTCGCAACGTTCACAACTTAAGATAGTTAGCGGCTCTCGATTGACAACGGTTCCTAAGAACGAGTCTTCAGTACGTACTATAGCGATTGAGCCCTCAGGTAACATGCTATTCCAGCTTTCAGCTGGCGCTTGTCTCGAGGGCGTTTTGTCTGGTATCGGTTTTGATATCCGCTCCCAGCAAATTCGCAATCGTTTTCTGGCGCAGTCCGGCTCTATCGATGGTGACTTAGCCACTATCGATTTGTCAGCTGCTTCAGACTCAATAAGCGTTGAGTTAGTACGCCTCCTTTGGCCAGACGATTGGTATCGCTTCTTCATGTGCGCGCGCTCCCCGAGCGCTTCCGTACTTGATCGCGATCTAAAGCTGGAGATGATATCTACCATGGGCAACGGTTTCACGTTTCCCATGATGACTCTCACCTTCTTATCTTTAGTGTACGCTAACCGGCGTATCAACCATCCGTCTCGCTCGAGACGCCTGTACCTTGATCGTAGTTGTACTGCCGTCTTTGGGGACGATATAATCGTCCCCACTGACGAGTACCAGGATTTGGTTCAGGTTCTCGAAGGAGCTGGCTTCTCTGTTAATTTAGAGAAGTCATACTGCAGCGGCTCCTTTAGGGAAAGTTGCGGTGGCGATTTTTATTGTGGC